CCCCTTTCGGGGCCTCTCGCATCGTCGGGACACATATCGTTTCCCGGTTTTGCGATGCTTCGCCTTGGGGTTGTTAGCCCTTTAGGCTTTTGCCTGAGGATAACCATGAACACTGTTCCTAACGTTCTTCAGAAGCCTCTTGATAGTCTCACCTTTGGCGAGCTTCTCTTGATGCTTCCGTCTGAGACCCTGTTTTATAACTGGGTCCTTAACGTAAAACGGATTCCTATTCGGACTTTTTTACAGTTCGACTATGAAACTCGTCTACGTTATGTTGTTAGTTACATTCGTTCTGTGGTTCTTCCTTAGGTCTCTCTTCTGTAACGCCTGAACCTGTGTGAGTTGGTAACTCACTAGGAGGGCTAAACAGATCGACGGAGGCGATTATGGGATTGATGGGCTATACTAAGACGAGACATGCTGTTATAGGGAGTCGTTGGTCTGCCACAGTGTATCTTAATGGGTCAGTTACTAGTGTCGTTTACCACTTCACTAATAATATTGACTCATCTTTGAGCATCTCTGGCTTTATCAACCCTTCCTGGAAACAACAGATCTCTCAAGGTCTTGACGCCACTACTCCAGCTTCCTGGAGTGGCGTTGAAGGCGACTTCCCGCTTATTAGCGGATCAGCCGGCTCTACCGATCGTTTTAATCGCAGATGGTCTCTTAATATTACTCATTCAGGTACGGCCTGCCCAACTGTGGGTTGGTCCCCTGCTAGTAATGTTGACGGATCTACGTCGACCGCAGTACATAACCGCGCCCTCCAGAAGTTCTTTGATGCCGTCAATGAGGCCCGAACCGCTTTTGAAAGCGGCCAGGACATTGGCGAACTTAAAGAAACTATGGAGTCAGCCATTCATCCGATGAACTCTCTTAAGAACCTCACGCTAGGTTACATCTCGAAGGCAAAGAGCCTTCGTAGACAGTTTCTTAGCAAGCATATTAAAATGCCGACGTTCCGGAAAGCTCTCGCTGATACTTGGCTCGAGTACAGATTCGGGTGGCGCCCACGCGCTATGGATGTTGCCGATGCTTGTTCTAAGCTTCGTCAACGCCAGATGAGTAACGTCACTCGAGTCCGCGCCTATGCTGAACAAAGGTATTCTGGCCTTTCTGGCTCTTGTACCCTTGATTCTGCTATAGGCAATGGTGGCATTTACATATCATACCAAAATGTAGGTATTTATAGTGAATGCTACATTGCTGGAGTCAAGAACGGATGTGATAATGGAGGTCTTAGACCGTTGAACCAAGAGCTGCAGTTAGATCTGCCGCACTTTGTTCCAACCCTCTGGGACCTCGTACCATATTCGTGGCTGGTAGATTATTTCACCAATGTTGGTGAGTTTCTACAAGGCCTGACATTCCAGTCATCTGATATTGTCTGGGGCAATCACACTACTCGTCAACAGCGTATCACCAATTGGGGATACCCTGTTTATGCGACTAGTGGGGTTGACGGCAGTTTCAATATCTATTCTGGTTTGGCAGGCGGCGGTAATAGTCTGAACATCAAGACAGGTTCGCGCAATGTTATCACTGGAGCCTCTTTGATACCAACGTTTGCTTTTAGCATTCCGTTGTCATCTAGGCCCTGGGAGAACATTGCTGCGCTCTTGACTTCTCGTTTAGCCTAAACCCTTGTCACCTCTGGTGGCCTGTTGTTTCTTCAATGGAGTCCAACACGATGACCATGCAAATCACTTCTCCCGTCACAGGGGGAGCTCAGACGGGGTTTACGAGTCCTACCTATACGGTAGCTCTCGATACACCGCCTAACCCGCAGTCTCGTCAGCTTGCTGTTACCGCTCTTGGCGGTACTCAGGCCGGCGTTGATACTGCGAGTTCTGCATCGCGCCCATTCACCGTTACCGTCAGTCGGCCCGCTGTTCTTAAACAGCTGGCCCCTGTCGATCCGGTGACTGGCGTTTTGCGATCTGTACCACGGAATGTCTACAAGGTGATAGTCCGTAAGGGCGTTACCCCGCTGGCAGGACAGTCGTCTCAAGTGATGCTTATCACTACGACGATTGAAGTGCCGGCTGGTGCCGACCTTGCGGATACATCAAACGTTCGGGCTGCGCTGTCTCTCCTTATCGGTTCGCTGAATCAAATCAGCTCCGGTATTGGCGATACGGCTCTGTCCGGCGTCATGTAGACAGACCCCTCTTTTAGGATGGCTTTATGAACCGCACTAAAAGGTGGATCAAGCAGCATCACGCTGCTATCCTCGCAACGACCGTTGTTCTACAGAACCTACACGTTCTTTCGAGCGGGTGGGCTGGTGTAGTCAACGGCATCGTTGCGGCCTTCGGTAACTAGAATTAGTTGCCGTTGGTAGTACAGAAGGTGAGGAACCCCTATGAGCTTTGCTCCTGGTGCTCTTTACTCAGCAGTTCTAGAGGATGTTAAGGGTTTGGTTAGTGAAGATCTTTCTTCACTTTCTGAACCTCCCCCGGACCTCTCTGTGAAACAGTTTGCAGCGTTCTCACTTGTGAAGTCGCTTCTTAAGAAGCTACCTCCTAGTGATACAACTGCTGCTGATGCTGCTAGCTTTGAGGACTTTACACTGGCTAATGCCAAGTGTAAAATCTGGAGCACTTCTGGATTCAGTATGTTGGATGATCTCTTGTTTAATGAACTTAAACGCGAGATCGACCACTTCCTGCATCCAAAAGGGACTTGCCTTGTTCAGTCGTACTTTGATCTATTGAAGTACGCCCGTTCAGGACCAGGTGCCGCTATTGGGACTAAGCAGAATAGCTTTTATGCTAAACTGTTCAGCTCCAAAATGGCTGTAACGTCCACTGGTCTGTACTCATTGTACAGAGACTACATTCGATGGTTCCCAGAGTGGGAGGATGCGGAAGCCATCCGTTACTCTCACTACGGTTATCCACGAATAGTGAACTGTAGTCGTTCTAGCTTCGTCCCAAAGACGTCAAGCAAGAGCAGGATGATATGCGTTGAGCCCTCGTTGAATGTATTTTTCCAACTAGGTCTCGGTGCACTCTTAACTGACCGGTTAAATACGGCCTTTTTGGTCGATTTGGCTGATCAACCCGTTAAGAATCGCCTGCTGGCACAACAGGGTTCTCGAGAAGATAGTTTTATTACTATCGACTTGAAATCCGCTTCTGATTCCATCTCTGTGGAATTATGTCGTCAACTCTTCCCTACCTGGTTTTTCCAGATATTGGAGGAGCTAAGATGTGATTCTACTAGATTTGGTTCTCAGGTTGTGCCTCTATCGATGATATCTACTATGGGTAATGGTTTTACATTCCCATTGCAGACTATCATTTTTAGCTGCATGATTCGAGCCGCTTATCGGATAGCGAACATTACTATCCAAGACGGTGATAACGCGAACTGGGGGTGTTTCGGTGATGATCTTATCTGCCTCCCTAAGGCAGGTAATTTTCTTCTCCGTTTACTCTCAGCTTGCGGTTTTACCGTTAACGCCTCGAAGTCCTTTTTCCAAGGACCGTTTCGGGAGTCCTGCGGAGCAGACTGGTTTCTTGGCCAGTATGTTCGTGGTGTTTACATTCGTAAACATCACTCCCTGCAGGATACTCTCGTCGCTTTGAATCTCCTAAACGAGTGGAGCTCTCGTACCGGGATACGACTCTTTAAAGCCGTATCTTATCTTTACTTACGCTGTCGTGACAAAGTTCCCTTTGTCCCGTTTGGCGAGAGTAATGATTCTGGTATTAGAGTTCCATTTCGCCTTCTCGAACAGCATCACTTTCGCTATGACAAGAACTTAACGATTTTATATCGTAAGTTCGAAGCTAAGCCGAAGCGTATACTGTTCGGGGATGGGATAATCCGTTATCCCAAGGGGACTCGGAGGAATCTTATTTATAACCCCGCAGGGTTGTATTTATCTTTCCTCTTAGGCGAGTTGGTATCTTGTTCTATCACCATCAGGCATGATGATGTTAGGTACAAGTCGAAGCTTGGGCGTAGTCCTTATTGGGACTACGTCGACAACACAAGACCTTCC